GTTTTAGGTATAGTTCGTATAATGCTTTTTGTAATGCTACAGTAACATCTGAACCGTCACCTGCACATCCAAATGAACGAACACTTACAATATCGTCGAGTCTAGAATTAAGTGTACGCTCTACAGCAATACCTTCGCCAGTGTCAATACTACCTCGTTTGTAAGAATATGTACCAACTAGTTCGAACAAGTCATCATGTTCGGTAAGTATCTTTGAATTGCCTACTTGAGGTGCGCCTTCTGCAACACTGCCATTGCCGATGTAAAGTTCTTGTTCGTCAACTGCCCAACCAAATTCACCGCCAGCAAGTTGCGGGATACCTGATCCTTGATTTGCTTGTCCCCTACGGACTTGTATACGACTGATTTGTACTACGGCCACTGCGCTCTCCTAAGTTGCTTTCTATAATGTATTTATGCTTGTTTCTCATAATACATTTCGCAACGCTTCCACCACTCCTGCGCCCACTCATCAAACTCATCTGGCCATATATCAAACTGTTGATAATCTAAATCACGTGAACACATAAAGATATGTCCTTCACGTATGTTTGTGCCATGTACTTCGTTGTGTGCTAATGCGTATGCAGTAAGTTGTAGGTAGTAGTCATACACCCACTCAGGTTTCTTAGGTTTGTTAGTTTGTTTAAAGTCCATTATGCAAGGCTGACCTTTGTATTGTCCTACTAAGTCAGTTGTTCCTGCATAGATGCCCGGAACATATAAAGGAACTTCACTTCCCCATATCTCATCTACATCACCCATTGCTTCGTCACGTATAACACACGCCATTGAGTGTGCTTTTTGTGCATATGGATTGCTACCACAAGTTGGCCATTCGCCAAACTCTATATAATCTTCAAGGTATTTGTGCATACGTGTACCCACGCCTGCCGCTTCAGTTACAATCTCTTGTGCTTTCTTTTCGCCTACACGTTTGCGCCATGCAATTAAGTGTGACTTATCTTTTGTAGCGTCAAGTATAGTTGTTACACTTGCTACAGGTACACCGCCTGGTGCAGCATACTTACGTTTACCGTTTACTTCAACTCGCTTGAGTCTTTCGTATTTGTACTTCTCTATAATTAAGCTCAATCTTTAGGTTCCTTTGGTAATTCTACGTCATAGTCTTCTAGATGAATACGTTGCATGCCAAATGGGTCTGACATATATGGCTCGACTCCCGAGTTCGGATCGTCTACTCCAACAACAGCCGTTACTTCAGGGATCATACCAGTAAGAGTTCTTTCAATACCCTCTTTTAAAGTCATTGAAGACATAGCACAACCAGAACAAGCACCGCTCATTTCAAGTGTTACAACTCCGTCATTGTAATCAAGGTAATTTACTACGCCACCGTGTCCTGCTACTGCTGGCTGAACATATATTTCTAATACTTGTTTAATATTTTCAACAGTTGAATCATATGTATTTTTATCAGTCATAAAAAAGCTCCTATTAATGTATATAATAACACCAAATAAGAGCTCTGTCAACCGTTAATTTAAAGTCCAGCACCCACGTCAGTTGCTCGCTTTGCCATGTCACCAACAGTGTCAGCATCACTTGGCTCAGTGCTACCTACTTGATCCATAGAACTATCGTTAATAGTTACACCTTGTGGATCAAACTTAACTAACTTTTGGAGTTGTGGATTGCTATCGTAAGTTGCTTTGAATGAATTGTAATCAAACTGTGGTACGCCAGCTTTTTTCATATAGCCATTAAGTTTGTCCCACGTAATAGTGGTTCCAGGCTTAATTGTTTTGATTATTTGTACTAGTGTACCAGACTCGTCTAATGCTTCGGCTATTTTAGCTTTTTTTTTGAACGCTCTACTGACTCACGCTTTTCTCTGCCAGCTTCTTCTTCGCCGCCAGCAGCCGCATCGTCTGCACCAAAGTCATCGCCCATGTCATCTAAAGGCTCATCAATACCTGGCTCTAACTCATCAGTAGGTTCCATGTCGCCTAAGTCGCCCATGTCATCGTCGCCCATTGGCTGTTGCATGTCGCCTTCACCAGTTAGCATACCAACACCACTTGTTAGTGCTGCTCTTGTGCCTTCCATTTCAGCATATAGTTGCTCTAATGCAGGCTTAATAGTATTAGTAAATGACTCAGCTTGCTCACTACCCATCTCGTCTCTAATAGCATCTGCTAGTTCAAGCATTGATTCAGTTTGCATTTCTGCTGTGTCTTCCATCCAACCAGTAACTCTGTCAACCATGTCTTTGGCTGCCATTACTAATTCAGCTTTGTCTTCTTCGCCTTCAGTAATAGTTGCTTCAAGCATTGGTTCGTCAATGTCAGCTCTTTCGCCAATCTCAGCATTAAGTACATCTAGGAAAAGTTTTGACTTTTGATACGCTGGATTTTGAGTTGAGTTAAAACTTTCCTTTGTTTCAACTTGACTAAGTGTTGTTCTTAATTTGTTTTGGGCATCTTGTAACTGTCCAAGTGTAAATTCTTCTAAGTTTAGACGCTGGCCAAACTTCTTAGCTAGGCTTTCGTTCAAGCTCTTTGCTGTAATTGGTTTTGAAATTTCTCTTATATTCATTGTTCAACTTTCCTAAATGTTGTTCTTTGTACATTTATTTATCATTTAACACAGGATTAGTTCATCCAGTTGATTCTTGGCATCTTGTGCTAATGAGTAACTTATATCGAATCTAGTTTCTAATACTTCGTATTTAGATCCGTCCTTTGTTCGTTTCATTCCGTGATTGTAAAAAACACAATCTTGATAATGCTTACTTAATATATCATCTAACTTTTCTACAGTTCTAACTAAACTTCCTGTTTGATCACTTGCGTGTACCTTAGCAAAAGCAATAGCACTAGTCTTAGCAAAGAACTTACCTGCTTGTATATTTTCTGCTACATCATATACTAACCAAGCGCCAGCTTTCTTACTGTATCTAACTACATAGTTCTTGATACGTATGGAATTACCTTTTACTACCGGTAGAGGGTATTCTTTTAACTTGTTGTTAATTAAATTTTCTAATTGACTAGCTAAGTCCGAAATCATTTTGCACCACCATTACTATGTTGTCCCGAAGTACTTTACTTACAAGACTTTTCCTTATCAAGTTCTCAATTATGACTTGTTCTCTAGGAGAAAAGCCTTGTAGGGGTTGCACAGGTTTTACTTTATTCAATACCTCTGCTTCCTCGTTTGATAGAGCTATACTAAAGCTCTGAATTAACTCGTTCAGTTTCATTGTGGTGCAACAACTACCTTGTCACCTCTTTTGGCTTGCATAGCCGGATTAGGTTTTTCGCCAGGTTGTTGTTTCTTTGTCATTGTGACCTTTTTGGTCTTTGGATCTTTTTGTAATGCAGTAGGATTCTTCTTTAGGTCGATCATTGTTTTTGTGCCGTCTCCGTGATCAACTTCTGCCGACTGTCCTGGCTTAAGGTTTTTTATAATAGAAGGTTTCATTCCTTGCATTTCTGTTATTTCATTAATTTTCATATTATATCCTTTTTGCCTTAGACTTTTTACGGTTAGTCCTCATGCTTATGTTTACCTTAGGTAACCTACGTGAAGCAGGATTTGCTCTTTTAGTTCTTGCTGTTTTAACAGCCTGGCGCTTGGCGCCTGCTCTTTTTACTTTTTTAAGTGTAGTTGCCTTCTTAATATTCTTTGGTGCTGTACATGTTGACATCTTAGCAACAATACGTCCTTTACGTGGACCACTACTACATCTGTATTTACGAGTACTCTGGTTGCCTTTACGTCCATAAATGGATGTTGCACCTTCGTCTATACTTATTGATGTTAACTCTCGTAAGTACATTAGATTCTCTTTGCCTTACCTGCCTTATTAAGTTGAGCAACTCTACGGCTTGCTGAATTAGTGCGTTTAGTCTTACGTGCTTTACGTGACATCTTGGCACCTAGTCTTGCTTTTGTAACCTTAAGTTTCAAACGTTTCTTTATGTCAGGTCTTGCAAAGCATTGTGCAATGTTAGACACAATACGTCCATGCCGTGTGCCGCCAGCACATCTAAACTTACGAACAACCTTGTTGCCACGTTTAGCCCATGCCATCTTAGCTTCGTCTAGTTCTTCTAGCGGTAAGGTAATCTCTCTTAATAACATATAGTTATTTAGTTGATTAATTAACGTTTAATAATATAACGATTATTGTTGATAATAAACCAGCAACGATTGTGCCAGCTGTTCCGATAAGCACTTTAGTCAATGATGTTTGACCCTCTGTGATATCTCTGTGAATGTCTTCTACTTTTTCTTCGATTTTGCCTAAGCGGCCTTCAAGTTGTTTATATCTTTCTTGACATAAATCAACATGTGCTTCTAAATTTTCTTTTTCTAAACTGGTGGCTTTAGCCATCTCTATTTCTCCATTAACTCTGCTCAAGAGTTTTGTTAAGTAAACTCGTAGTTCGCCTTAAAATAAGATTGCCTTCAGTGCCTTGTATACTTTTATTTATCATACTTTTGCAAAAACAATGTTGTTATATTGTGAATCGGTTGTTTGAAATACATGTTTATTGAATGTGACAGTTTCGCCTAACTCGTTAATAAAAGGTACCAAGTTATAATCTTGTTTTAACAGTTCTAAATCAACGCCACCCTCACGCTCTATTTCAAATTCTACAGTCCATACAGTATGCTTGCCAGTATACTTCTTTCCAAATTCTTTAGTGTCTTCTTCATTACTTGTTACTACAACAGATACAGGATTGCTTCTTAGGCCTAACGTATTAAACATAGTCATATAGTTTTGGTGTTGTTTATACATATACCTATCTTCTGTTCTACGTGCATGTGTAGGTGTAATGTCGACAAGTGTCTTTAATGTAAATCTCATACTATTACTTATAGCCATAAAAAAAGGCCCACTTAAAAAGTGAGCCTTTTGATGTGACGCCTTTATAACATCACGGTTCCTAAAGGTAGCTAGGAATTCTTATGCTAAGTCGCCTGCTGTTAGTGTGATAGCTGCTACAGTTGATGTTACACCTGTTGCTGTATCTACTAATGCTTTAACAGCTGCTGCTACGTCTGTGTCAGTGTTAGCTGAAACATATGCGTTTGCTGTTGCTGAGTCAACCATTACACATACAATGTTGTTAGCTCTTTCGCCAACGTGTACAACGCTCATTTGTGTTTGAATTGCACTAATTGCTTTTGAAAGGTTACCTTGTGTAAAAGCTGCTACGCCGTCTACAGATGCTGTATCTGCTGTTGCTACGTTTGTTCCTGTAATCTTAAGGATGATTGGATCATATCCATAAAAACTACCTGCGGTTGTTAAACCATTTACTTTTGCTTGTGTTGCCATTTTATTTCTCCTGTTTAATATAAAATTGAAGAGTGTTACCTCTTCGGCTCTAATGACACTATTCGTAAGCTCTTTACGAAGTGCTTATTATTATTTAGTCTTTTTACAAAAAAAGGGCTATTATCAGCCTTTTTTGGCTCTCTGATGTAGTAAGCGTAGCATTTGAACGTATCCAGGCCCTGCTGTAACTATATCATCAAGCATTTTAAGTGCTGGCAAGTACCCTTTGACCATTGAACTTGGTACCGACTTGCCATTTAATGCTAGTTCTAAAAACTTCTTTGTGAGCATCATATTACTCTGTCCTACAATCATTCTATAAAGAAGTAAGTCTCTTGCTTCAACACGCTGTTCAATGCGGTCAAATGCTCCTTCATCTAATTCTTCTAGATCGTTGAATACTAACTGTAGTTCATCTAACTTCTCAAGTAGCTCTACAGACTCTTTGTCCGGAGATATATCTTGATCGTTTTCTAATGCTCGGATAAAATCCATTACTTGCCTCGGGCCATTGCTCTTGCTTTTGCGTCAATCTCGTCATCACTTGGACCAGCGTCAAAATCATCTTCTGGCTCATCTACTGGTTCTGGATCTTTAACTACCGGCTTAATTGGGCCAGTCTTTTTAGCAAGTTCAATAAACTCCATTGCGTCCTGTTTTGAACAACCACTATCTTTTAGTAGTTCAGGCAAGGTACGTGGTCCCCACGTTGTGCCAAAGCGTGTTAGCGCATCACCAAATGCAGACATTCTATTTGACTTTGCAATTTCTTCGTCTGATGTAGTTTTTGTTATCTTCATCTTTGCACTTAGGTCCATTAGTGTGCGGCCCATTGTTGCAAAGTGTTTTGTCTTAGGATCATCACCGTAGTTAGATTCTGTTACTATCTCATTCATTTTCATTGTATTAGTTTCCTTTTAGTTCGGTTGCCATCTAGAGCGTGGAACCAATTTAATCTTTGATTTTTGAGCAACGTAACCTTCACCGCCGCGTTCGTCGCCTGTTGATGCTTTAATGTCTGCATCAGCATCGTCTAGTTGATCTATAATATCATCCTTTGCTAACATAATTTGTTTTACCAAACCAAATATAGCTAGAAGTGCTTGTGGCGACTCGTTATGCATTGCCTGTATCTTTGCCTGCTTGTTAGCACTAACCTTACTAGTGCCTAGCCAATCAAAGAATCCTTTTTCAATATTCTGTAATTGTTTTGTTCGTGTCATATGATTAACATAGGTATAAATTATGTTCTTCATATCACTTAACCCTTTCACTGGAGCAAGGAACGAATCAATTAATTTTCCATTCTTTTGTACCAGCTTACGTATACTATCTGTTTCGCCTGACTTCACAGTTGGCTGATGTGATACATAAGTTTGCCCTAGTACTACAACATCTTTACTGTTTAGTTCACCTACTTGGTTAACTGGCTGTCCGTCTTTGTCTCCAAAGGCATTATATCTTGTGTGTACTGTAACTCCTACTTTAGACTGTGCTATACGTTTACCTATATCGCTGTTAACGTCTACAGTATAAGTTACTTTGTTTGGTGTAAATTGTATTTTACCATCTGTTATTGTGTATGGATTACCTGGATGGTATAATAAGTCTCCGTATACATATTGATTTGTACTTGGTGGAGTTGAGCCTTTTAGTATGTCAAATATCTGTCCCATATCATTGCCAAACTTCTCACGCCATTGTTCGCCTTTGCCACTGTTCTTGATAAACTTAGAAAGGTCAGCGGATGATGTTGAACGCTGTCTTCCCCAGCCATTCTTACCAACCATAACAAACTCACCATTGTCTTCACGTCCCCAATAGATAGTTGGATTACCGTCCCACTTAATGGCAACGTCTGAACTATCTGTTCCTAGGGTGTCTAGTATGTCTGCGGCTTTGTTCGCACCCTGTGACCCATCAACAAACACTAGGTCCTCTAAGTGTTGATACTCTCGGCCAACTTTTGCTTCTGTTAATATACGGAATTCACCAAATCTCATTTTACTAATACGCTCGCTAATGTAACAATTCTATTTATTTGCTTGTCGGCTAATGATTCAAATGTTGACTCAGGTACTTGTTTACCTGCCTTCTCCATTGTTTCTTTCCAGGGAGCAATAAGCTCTTCGTAGTTTGGATCTTTCTTTAAAAAAGCAAGCATTGATTCTACAGTAATTGTATCAGATTCTTTTGCTCCTTTGCCTAGTAGCATAGGTGCAATATCATTCCAGTTAGAAGCAACTACTTCATCGCCTTGTGCAGGATCAACTAAGCCGAACTTAGGACTAAATTTTAAGCCTCGTCCTCTTGCAATACTTGATAACAATATAGCTCTGTCTGTTCCGCCAAACTGTGGGGTGCCGCCTCGCTTTGCTCCACGTTGGAACTCTGGGTTGTCAGTAAACATAAAGTCTGTTTGCACATAACCATTCTTGGAGTTGCCTGCAATAGGTGTACGGAAATGAACTTGATCGCCTGCATTATGAATCCAACCGTCTGTCTTCTTGCGGCCTTTGTTCATGATAGCTTCGTCATCAATGCCTTTTGATTTTAACCAACTAGTAAGTTTAGCAATCAATTGTTCTTTGCTAATTTTACTTGCGTCTGTGTTTAAGTCTAAGTCGCCGGAACTATTCTTTTCAAACTCTCCATCTGGATCGTTTTTCTTACCTGTTGTACCTAACCAATCTTCTTCATCGTATACTAAGCCTGTAATCTTTTCTATAAAGTCTATTGAAGCTTGTACGTCTTTGGTTGCAATACGCTGAGTAAGAGGTCCTTGCTCGGATTTAAATATGTTGCCACCTTCTTTAAGAATCATTTTTCTTACTCTCCATTATTCTGTTTATGCTTCTTTTAAACTTACGAGGATCGCCTGATTTAATACTGTTAATAAATCTGCGTTCCAACTCGGATGCATTATCTTGATCATATGTTCTATGTATCATATTTAATAAGTTAATAGAGCTTTCAATGATGTTACTTGCAGATGCTTCGATCAACAAGTCGTTATCCTTGGGTCTACCAATATTATTAAGTTCATCCAGGATACTTCTAGTTTTTTTACGCATTAGTTTACTTTCCTATATTTGTATTTAGTTACAATAACAATAAATAAATGTACATAATGGAGGGCACAATGAAAGGTATACAAAAATTAAGTTTTTTAGAAAGATCATTATTATTCGCTAAACTATCACAAGTAGCATATAATAACATAGACGATGCTAAAAAGCAAGCAAAAGAATTAGGTTTCACAACTATTGAGTTTTATGACAAAGACGGAGCACAAGCATATCGATTTATGAACAAGACAGATCTTGTTATTGCTTGTAGAGGAACACAACCTACAGAATTTAATGACATCAAAGCAGATTTAAAAGCCCTACCAGTTCTTGCAGAAACTATGAGTCGAGTACACAGAGGTTTCAAAGCAGAAGTTGATGAACTTTGGCCAATGGTCGAAGAAGATGTATTACGTAAAACAAACTTAAACAAGACACTTTGGTTTTGTGGACATAGTTTAGGAGCGGCAATGGCAACTATAATGTCTAGTCGTTGCAAACATAATATTGAACTAAATGACCCAGTACAATTATACACTTATGGTTCTCCTCGTGTAGGTTGGAAAGGTTATTGTGATAATATATGTGTCGAGCATAATAGATGGAAGAACAATAATGATATTGTTACTAGTGTTCCTCCAACGTTTATGGGATATAAGCACCACGGTACTAAACACTACATCAACGCCTATGGTAATGTCCGTAATTTAACTTCATGGCAACGAATCAAAGATAAGTTGCGTGGACTATGGATGGGTATTAAGGCTGGTAAGGTAGATTCATTTAGCGATCACAGTATTGATGAATACATCAAACACATTGAAACAGCGTTAGGAAAATAAACTACTAACGCTTTCTTCGTTTGACACTCTACGTATTGCTTCACCAAACAAAGGCGCGACACTAACCTGTCGTGTCTTTTTACAGTTCTTAGGACAACGATCGTTGATACTATCTGTAACTACTAACTCCTCTAACACACTCTTTTCAACCTTGTTACATGCTTCGCCTGACAATACACCATGTGTAATATAAGCACGAACTGACAATGCACCTGCGTCCATAATTGCTTTGGCCGCACTACATAATGTTCCGCCTGAGTCAACAATGTCGTCAACTAGAATAGCATGTTTGCCTTCAACATCACCAATCAGTGCCATTACTTCGCTCTTGCCTGCTTCAGGCCTACGCTTGTCTACAATAGCAATGTCTCCATGGAACATGTCTGCAAACTTACGAGCTCTAACAGCACCACCTGCATCTGGTGATACAAATACTGTCGGCTCTTCTGTGTTAACTTTATATTTGATGTCTTTGGCAAATACTTTACGGCTTGTTAAATCGTCCACTGGAATATCAAAGAAACCTTGTATCTGTCCTGCGTGTAGATCCATTGTAAGGATTCTATCTGCGCCTGCTGTAACTAATAAGTTAGCAACTAACTTTGCTGTAATAGGAGTACGACTTGCACTCTTACGATCTTGTCTAGCATAACCGAAGTAAGGAATAACAGCAGTAATACGACTAGCACTTGATCGTCTTGCCGCATCAATCATAATCAACAGTTCCATTAAACTATCATTTACAGGGGATGATGTACTTTGTATAATAAACACATCTTCGCCTCTAACGTTTTCTTCAAACTCAACACTTGTTTCTCCGTCTGCAAATGTTGATATTGTTGCTGGTACTAGTCCAGCAAAA